GAGAAGATGTCTTCGGTGATGTTCAGTTCAACCATAAACGGCATCAAGTCAATCTGTGTGCCGTTCGTGCAGATCAACGTGACTTCGTTGACCGAGACATCGCCCGCATTACGGATGCCGTTATTGATTGTATTTGCCATTATTCTGTTGACTCACCCATGTGATTCGACATGATGTGGAAATCACCGTTATTGCCTGTAGCAGACTTGATTTGCGTCGGGTGATAGACCGCGACTGTCGTCTGCTTCTTCTTGTGTTCACCAGCGGTATCGACCACGTTCTTGATGATCGCGCCATCGTGACCTTGACTCTTCGCGTGGTCCACGATGTCATCGGTAGTCACGTGATCGCCCTTGAACGGAACTTCGCGCCAGTTGTTACCCTTTGCATTGACCTTCAACGGCTTCGCCATGCGCAGATAGACCTTGTTGACGTTCGCACCAGATGCGTGTGTGACGCGACCCGTCATGTCCGTGCGAGCGCCCGCGTATGTGCTGGCGTTGTGCGGCGAATCGCTGAAGTAGTGCGTACCCTTCGATGTGCCGTAGTGTTCATTGCCGCGTGCCTTGTCGCCATCGAAGTGCGTGATGTCGTGGACCGTACCGTGGTAGAACGCTTGTGGTCGGCCATGCTTATCGACCGCATGCGAGCCGACGAACCAGCGATGGAAGTTGCGGATACCTTCGTCGGTCGGATGGATCGGTTTGCCTTCGCTATCGTGGCGATGCTGCATCTTGCCATCGACTTCGATCATCGGATGGCTTGCCGCTTCTTCTGCGATGAACTGAGATAGCGTCTTCACTTGGTCTTTTCCTTCGGGTGATAGCCCTGTTCGTGGATCGAGTTACCATCCGTATAGACTTCCGATGCACGCACGGTCTTGGACAGTACCTTGTACTTACCCTTCAGATTATCGCGACCGTGTTCATGGACGTAGGTCTTCGACACACTGACCCAATCGCCCGGATTGATCTTGGCCTTCGGCGGTTCAGAGCCTTCCTTTGGCGGATTCTTTTCGAGATGTTCGATGTGGGCGTGCAGCTTGTCGTAGTTGTCAACGCCGTGACCGATGTTCTTCAGCTTGCCGGTCTTCATGTAGTGCTTCTGTGCATCGTATGCTGCGTTCAACTTCTCGGCATGCGTCGGTTCATGCGGAACCGCGCGATAGATTTTCACCGATGCGTTTGGCCGGTTGCGCACGCGTGCGATAGCTGCATGGGATTCGTGGTCGTAGTGCGAACCATCGCCATACATCCGCACACCTTGCGGGCCATAGAAGTCATCGTCATACGTGCCCTTCAGGTCGTGTAGCGGGGAACCGGAACCCGGACCCGGTGATTCATGTTCGCCACGGTATGACGTGTCAGTAGCTTCGCAAACGGCGTCTAGTTCGGTGATGAATTGCTTTAGTGATTTCATGCTGCCATCGCGTTCTTAAATTCGGTGATGAACTCGTTCAATAGAGACGGGTTCAGAATCTTGATGATTCGCTTCTTTTCGTTCAACTGATCTTCGTACTCGAAGTTCGACACCGACACTGCGCCGGGGAAGTTCGAATCAACGATCAAGCCGCTGTTCGGGTCCACGTAGTGATGCGTGCCGTAGACCTGTGATGGATCGCTGCCATAGGTCTGTTGAACATACGAATACAGGTGTTGTTGCGAGAGACACCAATCGTAGCGCGGATCGATGATTTCGTTCGTCAGAAGAATGACCCAATGAAGCGAAGGATCACCATACATCTTATCCGCTACCATCTCCGGTGTCTCGCCATCAATGATGGTGTAGGGGCTGTACAGCACAACGTTCGACTTCAGTGCATCCGAAATCTGCACACGTGCCATGAAGTTCGTAACCAACGTGGCAGTGATGTTGTCGAACGTGTAGTAGACCTTGGGGAACTGATCGAAGTAGGCTGTAGTCATGTTAGCTTAGTTTCTGTTCAAGCGTTGCTTTATTGACGTTCGCGCCAGCAAGCCGTGCAAGCTCTTTGTCGTCTTCAAGAATCACGATGGTCGGGATAGCACGCACGCCATACGCACGTGCCTTCTCGAAGTCTTGGTCGATGTTGACCTTCTCATACGACACGTTTTGGATGTCGGCCATCACCTGTGCGAACTGCGGGGCAAACGACTGACATGGCGCACACCACGGTGCGGAGAAATACAGGACTTGTTTCATTAGTAGCCTTTCAGAATGCGCTCTTTGGTCAGCGTTTCGAGTTCTTGGAATACAAGGTGCAACGAAATTTCGGTCGGTGCGCCATCTGCGAATGACGAGAACTGTTCTTGCGGACCATACTGGACGTGCATATCGACCAGTGCGCATGTTGAGATTTTGTTGAAGTAATTGTTCTCTTTACCCTTGTAGTAATACTGAATGTTGAACTCAGAAGGGTGAATGTAGAACAGACCTTGATTCGACAGTTCAGGGTGCATGTGATATTTGAAGGTCTGAATGATCTTCTGCACCTGATCCGTCTCGGCTTGACTCTTTGGTAGGAACCGGTAGTCGAAGCCGAAACGACGATAGCCAACCTGCTTGAACAGCACTTCGCGGTACGGGTTCAATGACTGCTTTGCTACTGCACCCATCCTAGCAGAAAGAGAGTCGTCCTTCGAAGCAGCGTTGAATGCAGCCGCCCGCGCGAACTCCTTGAACTGGTCCAGTCCCATCTTCATGCTTTCAGCGCCGTCCACTGCCGATGACGACCCGTCAAAGAAGCCCTGCAAAGACCCCATGTTCACGATGTCATAGTCCGCGCTGTAGTGCGCTGACGGCGACTGTGATACATGCAGTGAGATGCAATCCTTCAGCCGGTAGGTCACATCGGGTTTAACCAGAAAGTCGGTTGCAACAGCACCACCAACAGCACCACCAACAGCCGCCAGACCGTAAGTGAGTGCGGATGCCCCAAGGCCCGATTTAGAGCCGCCAGAACGGGCTTGGCTGATCGCACCAACCTTACGGCCTATGTTGTACTTGTCAAGCGCGCCTACGGCCTTTTTTGCGCCAGCAACAGCGCCAGCAACATCGTTGCCCTGCGCCATCAGTGCCGGGTCAATGCGGTTCTCGCCATTCAGCGGAACGGACTGACCCGGCGTGACGAGTTTTGACTTGTCTTGCGCGATCTTCGACTTGCCACGGACGTTGATATAGAACGTCACCCAATGTTGTTCATCGGGATCGACCGTCAGGTTCGAAGGGTACATGAAGTTGCCGATGCTGCGATCCTGCGATGCCGCGACAGGTGTCTTGAACTTGTCAACATTGGACGTGGCAGTGCCCTTCAGATTTCCGAGATTCGGAATGTGTGAAGTGATTGCGTTTTCGACAGTGGATAGGATAGACATGGTGCGTCACCTAAATAGGAATATCCAATATTTAGGTGGAACGTATGGCATACGGCGCAAACGCGTATAGGGGAAAGTGGAAACCCCGTAATCCGGCAAAGTACCGGGGAGACATCCACAACATTACTTATCGTTCGTCGTGGGAATTGAAGGCATTCAACTGGTGCGACACTCGCGACAACGTTCTGGTCTGGTCGAGCGAAGAAACCATCATCCCGTACAAGTCACCGGTCGATGGTCAGATTCACCGATACTTCGTAGACCTGAAGTTCACGATCCGCAACAAGGACGGTACGACCACTACCTACCTTGCGGAAATCAAGCCAAAGAAGTTCACGCAGAAACCGACGACACCAACCCGGAAGTCAAAGAAGTATCTCGAAGAGTGCATCATGTTCGCGACCAATGAAGCGAAGTGGGAAGCGGCCACGAAGTTCTGTCAGCGCAAGGGATACAAGTTCATCATCTTGACCGAGAAAGAGCTAGGTATCAAGTAGTCCGTAATAACGGTCACTATCTGCGTAACGACTGTCATTACGGACAAGAGCTAAATATCTCGTACCATCTTTTCCTGAATCAACGTGGCAACGAAAGCACCCAACCCATTCGACAAGCTGAAGGTCACTAAGGCCAACATGCGCCAGTCCCTTGACTGGTTCAACATGCAGATCAAGACGCTTGCACGCGCATCCTATCAACCAAAGGCGTTGATGGGAAACACGACACGCTTGACCGTTGCGCCGGTTCCGGGTCGTATGTACCTGTATCACTACGATGCGGTAACTAAGGAAGACTTGCCATATTGGGACAAGTTTCCGTGCATCTTCTACATTGACAAGTTCACGAAGAACGGGCACAAATACTGGTACGGTTTGAACCTGCACTATCTTCCGCCGCCGATGCGCTTGCGCCTTCTCGCGAACCTTTACGATCTTGCCAACAACGATCGATTCGACGCGACGACACGTCTGAAGCTGACATACGACATTCTCATGCGTCTATCGAAGGCAAAGAACTTGGGTGCGGATTTTGCGTTCAAGCTGTACAAAGATGATGGTCTTGAATCACGCTTTTTGGAAATCCCTTCGTCATCGTGGCCGATGGTCGCGCTACTGCCGATTGAACAGTTCCAGAAAGCCAGCAAACAACGCGTCTGGCACGACGCAAAACAACGGGTCTAAGCCATGTCACTGTTCGACAGTATCCTACCTATCAACGCCCTTAACGGGGCCGTCAGCGGCGTGGAAAACGCCATTGTTGGGGCTTTTGGCTTCGGGCATGAGAAGTCGAACGGTTTCAACAAGTCCAGCGCAACCCTTGATTCGTTCAAGGGCGAAGTTCTCGGCAAGGGAAATGCGTCAGAGAACCGGTTCGACATGACGGTGACATCACCGAAGTGTCTGGCCGGAACGACTTGGCAACAGTACGCGCAGCGGGCCAACATCCGCATCGAGTCAGTACAGTTCCCGGCCTTGAACATCATCACGAAGAACCGGCATACGTTCGGTGCGCCGCAGCCGATGCCTGTAGCTGCGGATTACGGCGGCGAGCATGGAATCACGGTCACATACCTGTGCGACCGTGACATGAATATCAAGGGAATGTTTGATGCGTGGATCAGTAGCATCGTGGACACGACAACCCAGACGGTTGCCTATCCCGACACCTACACCACGAAGATTGAATTGTCGCAACTAGACCGGACAGATATGGTTGTCTATACCGTGTCTTTGACCGATGCGTTCCCGAAGGCCGTGTCATCCATGAACGCGAACCAGCACTCTAGCGAGTTCCAGCGTTTTCAGGTGACGTATGGCTATCGGAAGTGGTCGTGCAACTTGGTCGAGTATTATCGACAAGTGAGCGCCGCCCAGAATGCGAAGTCCGCGAATCTTGGCGGCGACGTGAAGAAGAGCCTATCAGATGCGATAAACTCACGCGCGACGGCACTTACTGGCATCGCGCAGAAGTACGGGCTGACTACTTCGATCAGTCCCATCAATCTTTAAGCTGCGGCGCGGACGTTCTGGCCCATCGCGAGTTCGTGAATCCGTTGCGTGGTCACGTGATGCGGAAAGCCGTGTTGCGCCCACATGCGTTCTTTCAATTGCTGACAGCGTGGGTCGTTCATCGTTTCGTGCATCAGGAATTGAACGGCCATTGCTTGAAGTTGTGCGGGTGTGTATTTCATAGTCGTCTTATAACCTTGTGCCGTTCGTTATAGATGATTTCAACGTTGCGAATGAACAGGCATGTTCGCGACGGGTGATGTTCAACATCGCCAATATCTTCTCGCCAGAATGAACCAAGTGCGAGACGGTAAAATTTCCTTCCAGCCACTTCTATTCGGGTGCCAGCCGGATAGTCAAACAGACGTTGCAAAGCTTGCGAAATGCCGTGGGGATTGCGACGAGTCATCTTTACCTTCTCCGTTGTGAACCGGTATTCAGCTTACCGGTTCACTTCCAGCATGTCTACTGCATTTACTTCTTTACTTTGATTCCACGAAACGCGGGCGGGAAGATGTCCCCGTCATTCCACTGTTCGTGAAGTGACCGCTTCTTCCATTTGATAAATTCGTGTTCTGACACTGCATCATCATTGCGCATGCGTGTCGCATACATGCGCGCCGGTTGCGGATACTCTTCCATGAACAGGTCAGTGTTGATGAAGCAGATGCCCGTCAGAAAGTCGCCATTCGTGGCCTTGATGCGTTCTTCGGCATCGGCACTGCTATGGCCCGCGACGTAATGGCAGTCCACCTTCCACGTACCATCGTCGTTCTTGGTCCACATCATGACTGAGTAGATTTGCGGGATCGGTGCGTTCATGTCAATCACTCCGTTATGTCGATGAAGAGAATCATACAGGTCTGGGAATTCGTTGTCAACTCCCAGACCTGTTTTTCTTTAGAACGAAGGGTCGCGATATTCTTCGCGTTCACCGATCCGCAGACCCTTGCCGCCACCGCTGATCTTCGACCAGCGCGACGAACGCTTCGTCACGTTGCCTTCATCGTCCCATTCAAGCGCCTTCTGGTACTTCTCGATCCAGCGGCCATTTTCGTCCTGTTGGAACGTATAGCGCGGCGCATTCATGTTCGACGTGTATTCGTATTCGGCACTGCCATCGTGCGCCGAACCCTTGACGACCTTCGAATCATCGCGGGTCACGTGGACCATCATACCGCCCTTCGCGGGCTTTTCCACGGCCACGATGGTCCCGGCGTAACGGTCGGTCCACGACAAGATGGTGCAGCCCATACCGACGACCGGTTCCGGTTGGCCGATGACTGCATTGCTGTAGATGTGGTTGACGAAGCTACCAGTTTGGGTTCCAAGTTTCATGGTCTGCACTCCTTGTTCGTTGTCGATGGAAGAATCTTACAGACGCGGAAATACCTTGTCAACTCCCAAACGTGATTATTTGTTCAAGTATGCCCGCATCTGGTCATGAAAGTCTGTGTAGTCATCGAGAAGGAAGAAATCATGTGCCAAAATCCGCATACATTCCTGTAGTGCGGCGATGACAAACGCTTCATCAAACTCTGACCAGTATTGGTCTACGATGAACACGGTGTGCCGTCCTGTCCATGACCAAACACATACCGTTCGTACAGTTCGGTGTAGTCCTTGACCGTGATGGCATGGGACCATCGCAAGGCGTCGATCACGCCGACGATGTACTGGCGTGCAGCAGCGTTCTTCTGGGATGTTTCCCAGACGTGGGAAACGAACTCGCGCGGATTCGAGAACTTCATGAAATTAGGGGACAGGTCTTCCATGTTCGCTCCAAGGGTATGAAGTTCTCGATCTTAAATTCGCTGCTGCGCCGCGTCAACCTACTTCTGATCGGGGATACCGAGCGTCGAGACAGTGACAGTGCGGGTACAGTTCTTGCCGCAGTTCTCTTCGTGCTGCGTCACGACCGGCTTGTTGGCCGGTGTGTTCGGGCATCGGGTGTAGTACCCGCGATCATCCGGGATACCGCCCGGTGTGGCCCGGAAGAAGCGCACCGTGGTGCAGCCGTCAGCCGGGTTCGTGCCGACATCTTGGAAGATCGCACCAGACGTGGCCGGAACCACGTACCCGGACGACCGGTCGGAATCGCTACATGCAGCGAGATTCAAAGCCGCGACTAGCGCGGCCAGCAATGCAATTTTCTTCATTTGTAGTTCAGTTGTGGGAATTCTTGTCAAGAGCCGCCATGCGCGCCCTTCACTTCCTTCGTGGCGTGCAGGTTGTAGCGGTTCCAGAAGATGCGGCACGATTCGGCCACGGCGTCACGGATTTGCTTCCACTCGAAGGGTCGATCCGCGCAGTCCACGCCGATGAAGATTTCGTCGTACACCATCGTCGTCTTGATGGGACCAAAGACCTTGATTCGGTCTTCGATTTCGCGGTACAGTGCGGTGAACAATGCGCCCGTCTCGTAGCAGAGACGTTCTTCGACTTCCTTCAGGATGTTCGCGAAGTCCTGCACCGGAAAATGCAACTGGAACTCGATGACTTGCGTTTCGAGATGCGGCATGAAGTCACGCACGTTCGTCTTAAAGTCCATGTTTCACTCCCAAGTTCGTTATTGATGTGAAGGATCATACAGACTTGGGAATGGCATGTCAAGCCCTTTTCAACACGTCCTTCAAGTAGACTTCGAGCATCGAGAGTTCGAATTCCACCTTGCCGTGACCGTTCTTCACAGCCTTGGACCGGGCGTTGGTGATGTCCGTGGCGTCTTTGCCCTTGCGGAACTGAAGGCCGTACTTGGCCGGGATTTCCGCCACGACGACCTTCGAGAACATCAGGTCCGTGGCGAGTTCTGCGTATTTCACTTGATTACCTTCTTTCCGATTACGATACCACCATCTTCGCGTACCTTGATGTCCTTCAGGTACGCGCCGTCAACCTTCGACCAGTCCTTCTTCGCGGGCGAATACTGCGTCGCTTCGATGGTGAACTGGCGTTCCAGACGAACGGAAAGCTTCTGGACCTTCACGCGGTACACGCGCGTCTTGTCGTCGGGCGATCCGTCCGAATACTTCACTTCCTTCTTCATGTGGCCGTAGGCGTCTTCCGACCAGCCCTTCGAAGCCAGCGCTGCCTTTAGTTCCTTGATGTCCATGTTCAGGCTCCCTTGTTTTCCAGTCGAGCTACCGAATACGCAATTTGCCAAGCCCACTTTGCACCGATGGCATCGCGCGAACGCTTCAAGACTCGATCACGCGCTACATCATCTGCGGACGGCTTGGGGAAGTGGGGAAACCCGCGATCATCCCGGACAGCCCGTAGCGCTTGGGAAGGCGTTTCGCCGTAGTGCTTGCGACGCATGAGATACGAATACACGTCAAACGAGTCCATGTTCAGTCTCCCTTTGAGTAAGCCGTGAGTTCCAGACCGAGCGTCAGTTCGATGGCGAACTGCATTGTGTCACCACGCGGCAACAGGATCGTCTTCCCACACTTCGGGCCAGACGGGTAGCAGAACGTGCCGCCCGACTTGCCGTTCATGATCGACCAGCGGTTCTGACCGCGACCACGCACGATAGTGTAGTCTCCAACCTTGAATTCCGTGGCGATGATCCGGCGCAGCGTCGAGCAATCGCGCAGATCGCGGTCCATCGTGACGGTGATGCAGTGTTCGGTTGCCAGATCGAGTGCTTGTTGTGCGTTCATGTCTGTTCTCCTGTTCGATGTGAGAGATATTACCAAGTCTGGGAATACATGTCAACAGCTAAATAGAGAATCTTCAACCGTGAGACGAACACAATGTCACTTCCACGCAACACCGTAGCAACCCATGAATTGACGCAACCATCAACCGGCAAAAAGGTCAAGTACCGTCCGTGGGTTGTTGGCGAACAGAAGAATCTCTTGATGGCGCTATCGGGCGCAGACACGGACATCCTTCTGGCAATCCGCAATGCAGTTGATACTTGTACGTTCAACAAGCTGGACATCGCAAACCTTCCGAACTTCGACCTTGAATACATGTTCATGCAGATTCGCATGCGTGCCGTGGGCGAAAGCGTTGACTTGATTCTGACCTGTAAGCACTGCGATCACCAACACGAACACAAGCTGAATCTTCAGGATGTCGAAGTAATCAAGACACCGGGCCATAGCACGAAGATCATGTTGGCCGATAACCTTGGCGTCGAGATGAATTACCCGACGACCGAACAGCTTGACCATCTGAACAAAAACTACAGCGTTGCTGTCGTCTATGACACCATCTGCCAATGTATCAAGACGGTGTTCACCGATGAAGAAGTTCACCCGACCAAGGACGAACCGCTAGAAGAAGTTCAAGCATTCCTTGCGTCACTGGAACCGATGCAACTCGAAAAGATCGAGCGCTTCTTCGCAACGATGCCGGTCCTTAAACACACGATGACCGTCAAGTGCCCGCAGTGCGAGAAGGATACCTTCTACAGTCTCGAAGGTATTGAAGCTTTTTTCGGATAATGCTCTCACATGACACGTTGTTCAACTACTACAAGTTGAACTTCAGTCTCGTCCAGTTCCATAAATATTCGTTGACAGAACTGGACGAGATGTTGCCGTGGGAGCGGGAAATCTATGTCGGTATGCTAGTCCAACACATCAGGGAAGAGTCTGAACGTAACGAACTATTGCGCAAGCAAGCCCAATTCTCATAACAAGGTATCCTAAATGGCGGCGATGCAACCAACACAAACAGCAGGAATCTCGAATGCGGATATGAACGCATATATCGGGAAGATCGGGAACTTGCTTCGCCGCAACCAAGTTTCAAAGAATGGCGGCAAGGACGATGCCTTCATCAAGCAGATCGATGAAGCGTATCGTCAATTCACTGAATCCGTGAAGGATCAGGAAGAGTGGATGAAGAAGGCCACGGACGAACAGAAGGAAGTGTTCCGTGGTGTCACTGAGAACTTCTACAAGCTTCGTCGTGCTGACAAAGACGATCTTGAATCGCTGCACAAGGAATTCAAGGCGGCAGTTGTACGACTGAACGAAATCGATGGCGACCATCCGGCCAAGGGAGAACTCGAAAGGGTTGCTGCACTCGGCATGAAGCACACCGACATCAGCAAGGCGAAGCCGAAGGGTCTGGCCGGTGCGCTGAAGGGTGAACTGAATCATCGAGCAAAGAACTACTTCAAGCCGACCAAGGACGATCTTGAAAGCCCGCTGTTCCGTTGGGCTGCGGGTCTGGACAAGAAGGGTCCGGGCGGTCTGAATCCGCTACATGAACTTCAGAACGAAGGCACGGCAGAAAAGCTGATCCGTCAGGCCGGTGAGAAGATCACTGGCGAAGACGTGAAGGATAAGGCGAACGCGATGGCTTCGGAAATCGCGGGCGGTGTGAAGGGTTCTGGCGGCAGTGGCGGATTCCCGTCGAAGGTCGAAAACCTTCACGTCGAAAACCTGATCGTCAAGATGGTCAGGAAAGCTGACGAAGATGGTCAGAAATCACCGCGCTACATGCCGCCTACGTTGCCGGGTAATGCGACAGGTCGATCAGCTATCGCGGTTGGTTCACCGCTGTTGCCGGGTCCGTCATCGGGCGGCGCACACGCAGAACTGGTTCCGGCGTTGCCGCACAATCCGACACCGATGCTGGAAGACCATCGCGCCAAGCAGCAAGAGAATCAGCTACCGTTCCGTCTTGCGGGTCCGAAGCATGAAGCAGAAGATGTAGAGTTCAAGGAATCACCGGACCCGATTCAGGTCAAGCAACGCAACCCGCATGCAAAGCTGAAAACGGGCCTTACACCGCTTGCATCCGCCGTTGCCGGTGCAGTCGATGCCTACCCATCATTCAAGCCGTCAGAAGGCGTTGTAGGGGCGATTAAGCCCGATGATGCACTGGTATCGAACGACATTGATCCGCGCAGCGCCGATGCAACCAAGCAGATTGACGATGGTGACGACAAGGATTCGGGGTCGGGCATTGGCGGCAGTCTGGCCGGTGCAGCACTCACGGCGGCAACCGAGTTCTTGACTCGCGAGAAGGGTCCGAAGGAAAACGCCAAAGAGAAAGGTGCGGCGGAAGAGAAGACCAAAGGCGCAGTCGAAGAAGAAGGCGTCAAAGCCAAGGGTCCGAAGGAAGGTCTGCTTGAAGAAGGCGGGAAGGGTTTGGCCGGTGAAGCACGTGCCGGTTCGAAGCTTCTGAAGGGTGCAGCAAAGCTTGGCAAGGTTGCGGGTATCGCGGGCACGGCCATCACGGCGTACACGTCATACGAAGACTATGCCGATGCAGACGCGAAGCTGAAGGCCGGTAAGATCACGGCGCAGCAAGCGAAGGAACAGAAGGCACACGCAGTTGGCGGCGGTCTGGGTTCGGTGATCGGCGGATATGCGGGCGGCGCACTCGGCGGTATCGCGGGTTCGTTCGTTGCACCGGGTGTCGGTACTCTCGCGGGCGGCGCAGCCGGTTCTATGCTTGGCGCACGTGCCGGTGAATGGATCGGTGACGAGATTGGTTCATGGTGGGCGAAACCCGCCAGCGACAAGACCAAGGAAGTGCATCAAGTCGCGCAGCATTCAGCGCAGACAAGCAAGCCTACCGTGGTCGTGCAGCAGAACCATGCAGCGCCAGCAGCTTCAGACAAGCCAGCAATCGTTCCGGTGAAGGCCGAACCGCGTAGTCGCGAATCATATTTTGATCGACAGATGATGAACACGGTGATGTTCTAATCACCAAAAGAAAAGCCCGCTTTCGCGGGCTTTTGTGTTTCTACAGCTTGTAGTCTGTATTCGTCAGATACAGCTTGTGGACTGTATCTGCTACACGGATATTCGGCGTTTATCTGCTATACAGATTATTCGCCAGCAAGCTTGCGGAAGTAGTCAAGGTCGTCGTCTTCTTCGGACTCGACCTGCTTTGCCGTGGACTTGGCCGATGCCTTCGCGGCAGTGGGCTTCTCGTCTACGTCGAACGGCGGAACGTCATCGAACTGTTCAGCATTCGGTGCGTCTTTCGCCTTCGATGCGCCCTTCAGGCGGTCGGCGGTGCGATTCGACTGTTGGCGGATGAATTCTTGATCTTCTTCCGACACTTCGGACTGTTCAGCGTTCTTGCCCGGTGCCGATGTTGCCAGCACGAAGTTCAAGCGCTTCTGAAGTTCTTCGTAGCTCTTGAATTGGTCCGGGGCGATGATTGCCTTCAGGCTTGCGCACTGGTCCCAAATCTTTTGCAGTTCTGCGTCGTCATCGCTGACGGGCGTCTGTGCTGCGAGCGACGACTTGTCGAAGTTTGCGTACTTGTCAACACGCGTGATCTTCAGGCGGAAGTTTGCACCTTCCCAGAAGTCGAACGGGTTGAAACGCGGATCGTCTTCGAATTCCGGTTCCATCGCGGCGTTCAGCTTTTCGAAAATCTTCGCGCCGTAGCGGAAGAGTTTCACCTTACCTTCGTTTTCCGGGTTCGCCGGGTCCGAGATAATCAGAACGTTGCTGTAGTAGTTCAGCTTGCGCTTTTGGGCGCGTGCGATGTCTTCGTTTTCCTTGACCTTCGAAGACCAGAGTTCGTTGTTCAGTTCCGTCACCGGATCAGCTTCGCCAATCGTGGTGCGGCTGTTTTCGATGTACCACTTGCCGGTCGGGCCTTTGAAGCCGTGCGTGTACATCTTCACCCAAGGAATATCTTCGCCTTGCGGTGCGGGCAGGAAGCGGATCACCGCGCTACCGTTACCGGCTTTGTCAACTGCACATTGCCAGAAACGATCATCTTCTTTGTCGTAGCCCTTCTTGTTCTGCTTTTCGATTTCTTTCGTCAGCGATTCAAAGTTGCCACGTGCCTTGCGGAGTTCCGAGATGCTTTTTGCCATTTTGAGTTTCTACCTATTTCAGCGTATTTTGGTTGTATCGACTTATATTCGACGTGTTTGGTGGATTTCATATAGCAAGTTCTCATGTTTGGTACTTCAGTCCTGATCGTCCGGGTAATCCAGATAGTCAGGGTCGTCATCTTCATCGTCTTCAACTTTGAAGATGTCATGCTTATATTTAGTCGCCTTTTCTGCGACCGGTTTGACCCGATGGATGCTGCGTTCTTCGGGTCGGTAGTGCCGTGTCTTACCCATTACTGCTTAATGCTGGAACGTTTATCTTGATGAACGGCCAAGAACGGATTCGTTCGAAGAGCGAAGTATAGTTGCCTTCAATCTCTTCAATCTTCGCCCATAGCTGATCGTTCTCGCGCTGCAAGTACATCACATCTTGCTGCAACGCCTTGATTGTCTCGTCAGAAGACTTGCTCTCTGACTCGTCGGGTGATGTTGTCATAGGTTTCCAGATCGACCTTTAGGAAAGGATCGTACTTGCGTGCGGTACGCAGGATGTTCTCTGTTACCACATCACTAACCAACTTCTCTGTAAACCTATTTAGGCGGTCCAGAATCAGGAACGTCTCGATGGAGATTTGCTTCCCCATGTACGCCATCAGGACAGGTGGGTGTTGACATTCACTACTGAAGAAAACGTCATTATAGCATATTCCGTCTTCTTGTGCAACGGTCAGAAGTGATTTCACTTCATTCCCAAAGTTGTACGAGAGTGCTTGATTGTAGCCCAACCATTCCCGATAGCGCGTCTCTGTTTGGTCGTCAAACAGGCCGGAATAGTCGGCCTTGCGCGTGAAGTTCGCGACGAACATTTGGACAATCTCTTCGTCGGTCATCGTCCGCGCGATCTTCTCGCACCTACCCTTGTCTTTGCGCTTGTCGAACGCTTCGCGGGACAGGCTCCATCGTCCGCGATACTTGAAAACATCGTACCGGTCTGACGTGAAGTGTTGCTTCAGCGCGAGATAAGCTTTGCAGACTTGGATGGGTGTCATGAGAAGAACGAAGGAATGTGATACTTGACTGCCAGACGTGCAAGAGTGCAGCCGTGACAGGGTTTCGGTGCGCAGTGGCAACCGAGAGTCTTGCCGTACAGTTCATGGATCGAATCGAGAAGGTATCGTCCTTCGCCGTGTTCGATCCATTCGGCGTGCTTGGCAATCACTTCTTCGCGAGTGCCATCACGACCGATGATGAATGGGTTTCCCCACTTGCCGCCACGACCAATGTAGACATCGTAGTTCTTGGTCTTGGCGACATTGACTACACGTGTTGCCACGAAAATTTCAGGATGAAATCGTATGCCTGTACGGTCTGCTTGCCTTGGTACAGCGGCATCTTTTCGAGCGTCACCTGAAGACCTTCCCAACGGAAGTGTTCGATAAGGTAGTTCGACAGACCTTCTTCATACGGCGACAAGGTACTGGTTGCGCGGCCACGGCCAACCGGGTGTAGGTAGGTCGTTTGTTTGTCATCGACAGCGGCCAGAATCTTCGCATCGATCACCGAGATGGTGTTGTAGCCGTCTTGCTTGCCACGCTCGCGATCTTCATCATCAAGCTTCTTGTGGGCGTCTGCAATCTGGCGTTGCTCTTCTTCGAGACGGGCTTCAAGCGTCTCTTCTGCGATGCGGATACGGTCGATCAGCTTCATTGCACTTACCATGACACCACCAGCTTTGCGGAATAACGGATACGGTCGGATGCGTAGTAGCTACCTTCACCGATGGGGTGTTCTTCCCACACCAGTTCAGCATTCACGCCTTCGAGAATGAACAGGTCACGCAGCAGATCGGCCAACGCTTCGGTGTAGTCGTCCAGTTCTTTCGAGTGTTCGTGAAAGGCGATGTTGATTTCGTACTGCTTCAGATCGTCATCGTACTCGGCCTGTTTGAGAATCCGGGCACGATACTGCGCGAACTGTTCGACAGCGGCTTCTTGACCGCGCTTGCGCTGATCTTCGGACCACTGGCGTTGCTGTTCTTCCATCTTCGCCTGTCGTGCGGCTGCACGTTCGACGGACGTTGCCTTCAGGTCGGCCAGTTCGTAGACCAGCGCCTTCGGCTTTTCGGGTTGCTTGTTGCGACCGAGCAAATAATCAAGGAATGTCACTTGTCAGGGGTCCAGTCAAGGTCAAGGGGTTTGCTGTACTCATGGTTCAGGTACAGCGGATGTTCGAACAAGGGCATCTTGGATGCAGCCCAACCCGGTCCAACGTCATATGACATCGTGAAGTGGGGTTTGTATTCGGGGAAGTCATACGTCCCGTTGTACGTGTCCATCAGATACCGGTGACGTGCTTCGAGTTCTGGGGCGTCTAAACGGGCCACCAGCGCCTTCTTGCCGTCATGGGTATCCCAGACATCGAACCCGATCACGCGAACCGGCATAGGCTTGATTTCGCCTTGCGCCGTATATCCGACCAGCGTGCGACGCGAGTACATCAGCGTCACGTGAAGCTTCTCGGGCGGAACGGGTGAAGGTATCCGATGTTCGGACACG